TCGCACCATCCTTACCTGCATTTCCAGTCTCACCCTTATCACCTTTTGCTCCGGTATCTCCGGTAGTTCCTTTATCACCCGTTGCACCTTTGTCTCCCGGGTCACCCTTTGGTCCTTGAGAACCTGTATCTCCCTTATCTCCCTTTGCACCATCTGAACCGTCTTTTCCGGGGGCGCCTGTGTCTCCTTTGTCCCCTTTGGCCCCATCCTTTCCATCAGCCCCTGGATCACCCTTATCTCCTTTTGGGCCTTGTATTCCTTGTATCCCTTGTATTCCTTGGTCACCTTTATCCCCCTTAGCGCCGTCTTTTCCATCATTTCCAGTATCTCCCTTATCTCCTTTATCTCCTGTTGCTCCCTTATCTCCTGTAGCTCCTTTGGCTCCAGTTGCTCCATCTTTTCCTGCATCTCCTGTGTCTCCTTTTATACCTTGGTCTCCTTGATCTCCCTTCGGACCTTGAATTCCCTGATCCCCTTTGTCTCCTTTTTCTCCTTTTTCTCCATCTTTCCCAGGCGCACCAGTATCACCAGTTAGTCCTTTGTCACCCTTAGCTCCGTCCTTACCTGGATCTCCAGTATCCCCCTTGTCGCCTTTAACTCCTTGAATCCCTTGAATCCCTTGGATTCCTTGAATACCTCTATCTCCTTGTATACCCTGTATACCCTGAATACCCTGGTCTCCCGTATCACCTTTCCCGCCTTTACCTCCCTTAGGTCCTTGGGGTCCTTGGGGTCCCCTATCTCCAGCTACAACATTAGTACCTATTTTACCATCCTCATCTATAACAATAACCTTAGTAGATGTAGATGCATCTATCTTTTCAAAATATACATGCTGTCTAAATCTAGATATTAAATCCCATATATGTTCTCCTATCCATTTCATCCTCTTGGTCCTGTATCAGGCGATAATCCTCCAGTTCTAGTTTCATGTTTTGCTGTATGCATATACCTAGTTTTATTATCCTCATCCTTATAAGCTACAGTAAGTTTTCTTCTATTCTTCCTGTGAGTAACAAAACTTACATGTAACCAATTAGGATTATGATCGTCACCAAACTCCCATATCATCTGATCAAAGACTAAATTATCTTTAATATAATGATACATCTGAGCATTAGTTTTATGTCCATAAGTATCATCTATATCTAAAGCTTGCCCCTTCATATGTTGAGAAGTCTTTGATCCTCCTATAGCAGTATTTAACTTTTTACCTCTAAACATACTATTAATTTTTATAGGACCTCCAACCCATTCTCTCAAAGGTTCAAATAGATTCTCAGCTATTTCCATCATACATTTCAATTCTTCTGGTCCGGGATTATTATCTAATCCCTTACGAAGCGCAGTCCTACTATATGTACCTTCTTTATAACTTATATGTTGACTTAGTCTTATCATAGTCCAATTAGCAGCAGCTGGTTTTACACCATCCAAGTCGTACTTTCTGGAAAGTAATTTTACAAATAGCCTTACAAATAGATTCTTTAATTTTAACATAAGTCGATTTAATTTCGTGTGATCCATCACATTTTCCTGCTGGATCTTCTGTTTTACCACATTCACAATTTCCCATTATTTTTTCGTTTAGTTTTATTTCTGCCCACATTTCTGCAAAGCGTATTAATTGTTCTTCAGTATATTCTTGTTTTCCTCCTGGGTCAAATACTGTATCCCATTCATTTAACTCATCTGAGTGTAAATATTTTTTTGCATTTAATGCCATATTTTATTTTTTTGCGAATTTCTCTAGACCTGCTATTCCAAAACATCCTAATACTAGGAATAGAAATGAGTCATATACAAATTCATTAATTACTAAATCTTTACCGCACCATCCGGTTATAAGATCGGCCAACATTATTAAGATCATAATAATAAATGCAATAAAACCTATTATAGTTTTTTCATTATACTCATTACTTTCTTTAAATATATTTTTAAAATCTCCCATTCTTTTATCTTTTAAATTTGTCCTATTGCGTATACTATAATTATTACTAGTAAATACATTATGAATATTCTCCATCCTATATTTTCTTGGTCTCTCATCGTTTTATTACCCATCCTGTTATAATATATTTAGCATCTGAGATTGGTACATTAGCTTTATGTGGCCATTGCCAAGTTGATGGAAACATTACTAATGTACCACATTCTGGTTTAATTTTAAAATCCTTAAACTCAGTTTCTCCTCCTTTTTTTACATCATTTAAATACCACATGTAAACTATATATCTATTTTGTGTAGGAGTTTCATCCACATGCCAATCATAGAATCCAGATTCTTTTTCATACTTTTGAATCTGATAACCTGTATCGACCAGGTCTTGAGGGAAATACATTTTGTTCCCTACTATAGTTGATTCAATATAACTGCTAATTTCTTTTGATAGTATTTCATAAAGTGTAGTATCTAAATCTTTCCACCCCTCTTGTGTGCTAATATTCATATCAGTAGTATTTTTAATACTTAGATCTACTCCCCCAGCCATCTGTCCGGCGGTTTTTCTCTCATCACTTTCGAAACGATCTATCAACTGTTTACAGACTTCTTTTGAAAGACTCTTCTTTTTAATATATAAGTTTTCTTTTTTTATCATGTTTTATTTATTATTTTTTGTAGTACTGCACATTTTTCATATTCTTCTGTTTCTATAAAGTATTCAATCATACCTGTTAAATCTGGCTCCTCTTCTCTAATATCAAACGGAAGAGAACATTCCCCTGTCTCATCAATTATTGTATCAAAAGTTTTATGATTAGCAATAATTTCATAAGCATTGTTCATTGCCTCATCTAATATTTCATAATCATATTTCTCTTTCGGCATAGTTTTTCTTTTTTATACTACTTATCATTTTCTCTAAATATCTGGAAAACATTTCTGCTGGCATCCATTCTAATGTAAGAATAGATTTACCATGGTAAAATAATACATTTCCATATACATCTATAGTATCTTCTCCTCCGAGTTTTCTAGTTAGCAGTCTCTTATTTTCTTTCGTAGGTCTACACCCATAATTATCTACTAATTGCTTTCTTGTAATTGCCATGTTTATTCTTCTTTAATTGTTGGCCAGTATTCAGCAGGGCATGATGAAGATCTCCATTTTGCCTTTGTTGCTATAACACATCCACATTTCATACATGACCCTTCATTATTAAAAGGGCATTTATTACATACAGCAAGCCTAGAGGATAGCTGCATACTAGTTACAGTTGTAAGTCCATCTGCAACATGATCAACAAGAGCTTCACCAAAATTTAGAGCCTTCTTTAATAGGCTTGGTCCTTCTTTTATATTAAGCTGCTCGTCAACAGGTTGAATATCTTCATACATATATCCTTTAACAGGATCTGCTTTACTAGCTATTTTAGGTTTATTATTACATCCGCATCCCATAATTTTATATTTTTTTAACGTTCATACATTCCTATCTCTCCCCCACCGCGAATTCGAGATTCTGATTTTACTTCTTTCTTAATTCTAGTTTCTAATTTATCTAAACTATCTACGATATTACCTACCTTCTCTAAATTATATGCTACATCTTTAGCGGTATAAATAGGCTTACCATTGTCATCTACTTTAAGAAAATCTATTGTCTCAAAGTATCCAGCTAATTTATCAGAAGCTCCTTTAGCTGCTCTCATCAATCTCATAGTATGAGTTTCCTGAAAGTCTACATATCTTTTAATTGCTACCTTAATATCCTCTGTCTCTTCCCAATTCTCTTCCTGCATGTAATCCCTAGTAATCACTTCTTGCCTTTTATTATTAGGGTATACTGCATAAGGACTATGATAATCACACATAAAATAAACGTATGATATTTCGCGCGTAGCCTTAGCCTTTCCTTTTGTTTTATCTTTTGCCCAAATCTCTCTGAATCCGGGTAGAACCAGAGACTCAGGGTTAAGAACTATACTTCCGTTTTTTAAATCAAATAATGCCATATCTATTTTTTTATATTGATTGAGCTGGGGCACAACCACTAGGTGGTGCTCCTCCTCCTATACAACAATCTGGAGATGATGCTGCATCTCCTGGCTGAGTTGTCATCAAAGGCATAGTACCAAATAAACTTATAGCAGTATAATTAACTTTATCTATTTTATTAGTACCACCAGTAGGAGTCCAGTATATAACCTCACCTGCTTGGCACCACATTCTCCATGCGGTTCCGGTAGTAGCTACTACACCTAATACATTTCCAGCCATATCATAATGTCTTATTACATCACCCTGTTCTCCGTTCCATATAGTATCAGTAGATGGATCATATACCATATCACCACCAGCGTTGTCTACTGCTAAAAATAGAGTAGTATTTGTAAATGAAGGAGGGTTTGTTGCTGGGTTAATAACTATTTGCTCTATTTGACTACTGTTACCAGCAAGAATAGTTAGAAAGGTAGTACTATTTTTTGCACATAATGAATTTCCAGCTAAATTACTTTGAGGTCCGCCTAAGCGTTGATAGATATTGGTAGGAGCTAGAGTCGTAAGACCTGCATCTATTGTAAGTTCCATAAACTCAGTTCTTAAATTTCCTGGGTTCCCAGCTGGTGCAACATTTAACCAACCATATACTTTATTACCTATTTTAGCAACAGATCCTGTACCCTGGTAAGCACCTGGCCCAAAATTAAAAGGAGCTAATTGAGCATACGCCCCCACCATAATAGACATCGCCTGCTCACCCATTAATTGAATACCAACTCCTGGGGCATTTATTGAATCATATGTAAGAAATGCTCCTCTGCTTGTCAACCAGGGGATTTGATTTGTACCATCACTAAAAAACATTT